TTTGCATCGGCTGGTATGCCGAGCAATGACGTAAAAAAGACTTCCACGTCACGTTGCGACATCGCGGTTTGCGCCATCGCGTCGCCAAGCGCTTTGAACTCAACAAACGATTGCGCGATTTGTCCTAGTTCCTTGTGAACCTGTCGGCCGTCAAACCGCGTGTTGTGGCGCGTCTTAATCATTGCCTTCGCGTTGGCGTGCGCCGCGCGCAACGTGTTCTGGCAGACAACGCGCGTCATCGTGGCTTCGTTGCGCGTTGCTTGGCTCGCGTCAAAGCTTGTCGACATCAAGAGGCGCGGAATATGCCGATCCCCTGCAACGTCCAAGCTACCGTTGAAACGCGCCGTCATCCACAAGCGCTCGCCACTGCCCAAAACGCCAGCCGCGTCTATGTGGAACCTATCGTCGCACGTGATGTACTGCTCAAACCAGTCCCAAACGTCGACAGGTTGCACCAGCTGGTAGCCATCGCCAGCAATGCCCAAAACGTGGCCATTGTCCTGTCGGACTGTGAAGCGCTTATCCGTTTCAACGAAGCGCTTTTCCGGCGCGATATGATCGAACTCAGGGCCGTTCAATGACGCAATCGCCGGAACCTTTTCCACGTGATAGTTGAAACCAGCCGCATTGATCCATTCTTCGCGGCCGGAACCTTGTGGGAGCTCCTGCCCTAGCCTGTGCCAGATTTCGCTGCGCTCGCCAGTGAACGCGAAGGAATAGACGCCGTTAACCATTTCAAGATTGTGAGCCATTTGGATTGCCTTCCAACGTGAAAACACCGGCGCGTCATTGCGCCGGTGTCATCTGTCTAGCATGACACTTCGCCAGTGTCAACTCTAACGCGCGACGATTGGTTTAGCGCAATTCCTCCCTTCGCCAAACGCGCATTGTTTCGCGCGGCGTCATCATGCGCGTGAACTCTTCAACGCCTGTGAGGCAGATCACGCCACCTGTATACGAGAAATCATGGTGTGCGCCGTACGGGCGAAAAAACGTGATGATGTCGCCATCGATCTTGCGCACGATGGCGGTCCCGTAGGGGCCGTCGAACGCCTCGACGCAATCGGCGAGCTTCAATTCGGTTAGGGGGAGTTCTTTCCCGTTCAGATATTCGGTCATTGTCGTTTGCCTTCCCTTATTAAACGCCGTTCAAGGTTCCGCGCCACATGTGCGGCTTGATTTCAACGCGCGGTTTGGCGACATGCGCGAGGGCGCCGCATTCGGGGCATTCGCCAGCCGGGCATATTTCGCCGGGCGCGACGCGTTCACTGAAATCGCTTATGCCTTCCAGCTCGCAAGCTTCGCCTTGCCAATCGCAATCCTCGCACGCGACTTTCGTGCGATCCGTTGCGCCGTAGAATGATGTTTTGAACATTTTGGGTTTGCCTTCCTTCGTTAGTTCGCCTGTCATGTATGGAACATGACAGGCGATTGTGTCAACCAGCTTGTTTCTTGACCGCCTTGAGCCGATCCCGTTCGGCCGTTAACGCCTTGAGGATTTCGCCCACCTTGTACGGCGTGACGTGCGCCACTATCACCTTGGCGATGAGCGGCGCCGGGTCTTGTTTCAGATCGAACAAGCTTCCGTCTTTCTCCGCTTCGCGCTTCCACTTGTCGCGTTCGGCCGACATCGCCTCTAATTCGCGTTCGACCTTTTGCGCTCGCGTTTCCTTTTTCTCCGCTGGGGCTTTGTCCAGTTCCTTTTGCGACTTGTCCCAACGGCGGCGCATTGTCGTTGGATGGTTGCACGTCATGCGCTGGGTTAGCCCCATGTTCTCACGAAGCTTCGCCAGTTCCTCCAGATGGTCGACGCACCACATGGCGTGTGTCCTCGTGGCCTTGTCGATGTCGCCGATCCACGCGTAGAGCGCCATCCACTCGGAAAACGCCTTGATGTAACGCGCGCCGATTGGCTCGTTGGTTCCGGCGCGCAACATCGCCTTGTTGCGGCCGATGTTGAGGAACACGCCGATTTTCAGCCAATCGTCCCACGATTGACCGCGCTTGAGCCGATCCGCCGCGTCGGCCGCCTCTTGTGCTTTCAGCTCCTCGAAAGCGCTATCGAAGCCCTCTTGCGTGGCGTCGGTCATTTTGCCCTCCACTGAACGGGGAGGAAACCGCCGCGCGAGAGCCAGCCATTCAAAGCTTCAACCAGCTCGGCCAAACGATCCGCTGCGATGCGCAAGCGTTCTGCTTCGATAGGCTCGCGTTCAAGATCGAGAATGGCGCGGGCAATCTCTAATTGCTCGCGAAGGTTTGCTGTAGGGTCCATCGGATTGCCTTCCGTTAGAGAACGCGAAGACCGCTGTGTGCGATCCCCGCGCCCATCACTATGTCATGTATAGGGGTTGACAGTCAACCCTATAATTCGCGCCGGGAAATCAAAGATCGTTCTCGAAATAATTCCCAAAAAAAATCTGTGCTTAATCCGTGGGCCAGACGTGAATTGAAATCGTGACGCCCTTGAGCGCGATCCCGTCATGGCTGCGCTGCTGCACGCCAATCGCGGCGCGATACCAGCCTGTTGTCGCCGACGGCGAGACGTAGCCAACGGACCCGTCATCCGAATAGCGACGGCGCGCAGCAATCTCCGCAATCCGCTGCGCCGCGCTCATTGCGTCGGCCGCCTCAATTGGAACGACCGTGAACCGATCATCGTCTTTCTTCTGCGCCGACAGCGTGATGATTTCCGAATGATACCTTTGCATTGCCTTCCTCCGTACTACGACGCCGTGTCGAAGGGCGATGACCAATCGTTCATAAGGCGTCATGTAAGGAGCTTGACACATTTCAGGATTTGGCGCAAGGGGAAGGCGCAACCCCAACGGAGGCAAATCAAATGGCGTTCACTCCAATCTGCGTTCAGTGCGCTCGCGAAATGCGATGCCGCAAAAACGGGTACTTCTTCAAGGACTATCAGGGAGCCGCGATTTGGAGCGGCGACATGTACGCGTGCCTGAGCTGCCCGGCCCAAGTTGTCGTTGGCGTCGCCCGTCAGCCGGTCATGCTCGACGACGACCCGAATTTCGAGCGCGCCGCCTTGCACGCCAGCTTTGAGCTGACACGGTCATGAGAACGCGCGAGGAACACCTTGAATGGTGCAAGGAGCGCGCCCGCGAATACCTCGACCGGGGCGACCTCGCTAACGCCGTCGCCAGCATGGGCAGCGACATGGACAAGCATCCCGAAACCCGGATGGCGGGCGAGAAAATGGGAATGCTGATGTACGTCGCCATGATCCGGATCACTGAGGGCGACGTGCGCGGCGTGCGCGAGTGGGTGGAGGGCTTCCGATGAGCGAGGAGCGTTTCGATGTGTGGCAGTATCTGCCCGACGATTGGCACGAAAAAGTCGGCGACAATCTGTCGGCCGAGGACGCCGTCAAACTGGCGCACAGCTACACGACCAGACCGGCCGCGCAGATGGGCGTGATCCGCATGGTTCGGATCATCGGCCTCGACGACGACAGCGTGTGTTTCGAGTGGCAGTTCGGCAAGGGGGTGACGTTCAAATGACCCACCCGCACGTCCTGATCCTCGACATCCGCTATTCGGACCCGAATTTCGTCGGCTTCATTCCGACGTTCCTCGACCTCGACGATCCGCGCCCGGCGAAAGAGCAATTCGCCGAGCGCTACGAGTACGGCGGCTGGCGCAACCAAGAGGGCTTCACTGCGATCAACGGAACGCCAACGCTGCAATATCCCGGCGATCCGCCGCTCAAGCCGATCGCCGTCATGGCGATGCGCGAGGAACTGATCTTCGTCTACCTCCATGGCTATGTGTCAATCTTCCAGAAGGACGGCACGTTCGGAAGCGTGCCGGATGGATTGACAAACGCAGCGTAAAGCGTATGGATTGACAGCCTACAACATAGAAAGGAAGGCAAATGAAACTTTTATTCGCCGCCGTTATCGCGCTCGCGCTGACCGTCCCGGCGTGGGCAGGACGAACGTGCTTCACGCATTGCACCCCGCAAGGCGATTATTGCTCCACGTCCTGCTACGACTACTGACACACAAAAAAGGCCGCCGGGCGGGGAACCCGGCGGCATCTAACCCGGAGTAGAGCCGTTCCCCCGTGACGGGAACGGCGCTAAAAAAGCCTGTTAACACGCGCAACGTGCAGGCGACAACCATGAGTAATGGCGACACCGACGAGCTGACCGCCCGGATCGACCGCCTCGAACGCGAACTCGCCAAGCTCCAAAGCGAGCGCGAAACCGTCCTCACCGGCTGGCCGAGCGCGCCCACCATCGCGCAGGGCTTCATGGCCGGGCGCTGGCAACGCCGCGACGGCGGCGACTATCCGGGCGAGCTGTCGATCCCCGAAGCGCCATCCGACCAGAATTACTACGGGCGCTATCAGAACACATGGCAACCCGTGGTGGAGGAAGCGCCCGGACTGACCGCGCGACGCTCGACCTACGGCTGGGCGCGGGCGAGCGCCGGATCGGCCGTCACGTGGATGTCGCTCGACGACATTCTCGCGAATTTCCAGCCAGCCGGGGAATACGCGCCAGCCGGGAACTACCTCGACAAGGCGGGCGGCCAGATGACCGGCCCGCTCATCACGCGGGACGGCGGCAGCCTGACCAATCCCGGCCTCGCGATTGGCGACAACTCGACCGGCTTCTATCGCACCGGCGGCAATCTTTTGGTCACGACCGTCAGCGGCGTGGGCGTGATGCAGATACAACCGGCGCTCGCGGCGTTCTTCATCTCGGTCAATTTCACCGGCAAGCCGCTCAACGCCGTTGGCGATCCGGTCCTCGCCGATGACGCGCTCAATCTGCGCACGGGCGATGCGCGCTATGCGCCAGCGGGCGGCAGCGGGAATTTCCTGCCGCTGTCCGGCGGCAATCTGACCGGCGACCTCAACATGATCGGGACGACCGGCCCACCCGTCATGGCCAAACTCAACCTCTATGTGCGCGGCGCTAGCCTCGCGTGGAGCGAAACCGACAACGCCATTGTGTTCACCAAAGGCACCGGCAACTATCCGCTCGTCGTCAGAGCCAATGACGGCACCAACCCGCAACCGATCCTCGACCAATCGCTAGGCGACGCTCGCTATCTGCAACTCTCGCAAGTTGACAGCCTTCGCGCCAAGCCGGTCATTTACAACGTCCCCGCCGACATCGTCATTCCGGGCAGCGGCGATTGGACGCAGATCGCCAACATCCCTTGCACCCTGCCGCCGCGCCCCGGCGTCACGTCGATGCTCATGGTCAGCGTCAATTGCAACCTCAAGGGCGTCAACAATGTCGCTGGCATTGGCGCCCGCGTTCCCATCTCGCCCACACCGGAGCAGCGCATCTTCGGCTTCGGCGGCACCGCAGCCGACCCCGCCGCTGGGTTCTCCGTCAATTTCTTTGTCACCCCCGCCGCTGGCGTAACGACGCTCAATGTCGCGGTGCAGTTGAACGCCTTCCCGATCACTGGCGGTTCGCCGATTACCTACACGGTCGCGGGCGGCAACATCCTTGTGCTAGACCGTTCGCAGATCGTCATCGTCGACCTTGGACCCACCTGATGGCGGCTAAACCGAGCATCCGAACCGGCATCTACGACCTCCTAGGCGCGGTCGAAATCGACACCAAGGAGGAAGGGCGGACCCACGTCGAGCCGTGGCTCAGTCAACGGCTGGTGATTGACGCCGTCGCCAAGGGGCTCAACGAGGGCGTCCACGAGTTCGTCGTCCTCAAATGCCGCCAAGTCGCCATCACGACGGTTTGCAGCGTGATCGAATTGTTCTGGGCGCTCGCCAATCCGGGCGTGCAAGGCGCGATCATCGCCGACCGCACCGACAACCTTGAGCGGCTGCGCAGGATATTCGCCGCGCTCCTCGAGACTTTGCCGCCAGAGTGGCGCAGCTCCGAACACCGGCTGACCCAGAACAATCGCAACGGCATGGCGTTCGCCAATCGCAGCGTCATCGACCTCATGGCGGCGGCCAGCAACCCGGACCTTGGCGCATCCCGCGCGCTCAACATGATGCACGCCACCGAGTGCGGCCAGTGGAAGTCGCTGGCGGGCGTCGAGAGCTTGAAAGCCAGCCTTGCGCGCGTCAATCCGCACCGGCTCTACATCTGGGAGAGCATCGCAAACGGCTTCAATTGGTTTTACAACCACTGCCAGCAAGCGAAGACCGACCGCCACATGCGGTTCATCTTCGTCGGCTTCTGGGCCAATCCGACCTACTCGATTGACAAGCACGATCCCGACTACAAGGTCTATTGGGACGGCAGGCTGGACGACGAGGAGTTAAAGCGGGCGCGTGACGTGCGCCAGCGCTACAACATCATCGTCAAACCGGAGCAAGTGGCGTGGTGGCGACGCGAGGCGGAGTTCCGCGCGGAAGAATATATGTTGAGGCACTACCCGTGGAACGAGAGGGAATGTTTTATCGCATCGGGGTCGAGTTTCTTCCCCGCTGCACGCACCCTCGAACTGGCGGAGAGCCTAGCGGAGGGACCACCGTACAAGGGCTATCGGTATCACTTCGAGGATGCCTTCCTTGGCTCGTCGATCGAGCAGACGACGAACAAAGACGAAGTGCAGCTAAGAGTGTGGGAGCCGCCGGAACCGGCGGGCGTGTACGTCATCGGCGGCGATCCGTCGGGGGGCGGCGGGGGGGACGCTAACGACCACTCGCTGCAAGTCCTGCGCTGCTACGCCGACAGATTGGTTCAAGTCGCCGAGTTCCAATCGAACAAGCCGCTGACCTATCAGTTCGCGTGGGTTCTTTGCCATCTGTGCGGCGCCTACCGCGACCATCTGGCGAACGTCGAAGTGTCGGGCGTCGGGGCCGCCGTCATCCCCGAAGTGCGCAACCTCCGCCAGCTCGCGCAGCGCGGCATCATCCAAGCCGAGCAAGGCAGCGACAGCATCCTCAACATGGTTGGAGCCGTCCGCTGGTTTCTCTACAAGCGCGCCGACACGCTGGGCGGCGCGGGCAACGTCATCAACTGGAAAACCAATCAGGACAACAAGCAGGCGATCTATAGCGCGCTGCGCGACAGCCTCATGCTGCGCACGATCGAGCTGCGGTCGATCCGGCTGGTCAAGCAGTTGCAGGCGATCGTCGAAGATGAGGGCTGGTTAGGGGCCGGGCCTGACACCGGCGAGAACGACGATCTTGTGAGCGCCGTCACGCTGGCGCATCATACGTGGATCGAGTGGCGTCGGCCGGGCCTGATCGCCCGCAATCTGACGTGGGATAGCGTCAAAGGCGAGCCGCCGCCGCAGAACATGGGGACCGTGCTATCGTTCGCGTTCAGCGAACACATCCGGGCGATCAACGCGCGATCGACCCGGCGCAAAGAGGCTTTCTAAGTGACTTCATTCCCGCACTGGAGCGTTTGGCGCGCAGCCACGGGTTAGACACAACCGCGCACTTTCTGCGCATGGCGAGGAACAAAATGGACAAGGAACAGTCGTTTGGCGAGCGCGCGGTGGGCCTGAGTTTCAATCCGAGCGGTTCGGGCCTTGTTGATAGCTTGAAGCGGGCATCGGCGGAGTTCGTCGACGCTTGCAACAACGAGCGCCAATTAGCCACCGATCCCGAGGTCAAACGCATGTATTCGGTGGCGATCACCGAAGCGCAGACGGCGCAGATGTGGGCCGTGAAAGCGGCGACTTGGAGGAGCTAATGGCGACGCAACCGAAGCCGAAACCGAAACCCGAGCCCGAGCCGCCCGAGCCTAAGCCCGAGGAAGACGACGCCGCCGTCGCGGAGCCCACCGAGGGGCCGATACCGGGCGCTTCTCTGCTAGATCGCGTCGACGCCCTGTTCACCAGCCACGTCGCTTTGATCGAACGCGTCGAGAAGCTTGAGGAGCGCGTCGCCGCGCCGCCGATCGGGCTGGGCCGTCGGCCATGAGAAGTCCGCTTGGCATCGTCGTCGTCATCCTCCTGATCCTGATCTTGTTCGGGGGCTTCGCCGGGCCGCGCTTCAATCCAAACTGGCAGTATGGCTATGGCTACGGCACGCCCGGCTTGGGGATCGTCGGCGTCATCCTCGTCGTGTTCCTCATCCTCTGGTTGCTGGGCTTCGTCTGATGCCGATCATGCGGACCTACATGTGCGGCGAGTGCAGCCACCGGATGGAAGTCGTCCTGTCGGCCGAGCAATGGGACGCGCCCCCGCCCTCGTGCGAGAGCTGCGACGCCCGGATGGGGCAGGAGTTCAAGCCGCCCGCGATCGGCGGCTCAGTTAGCATGAGGGCGCATCGCGTCGCCGAGGACATCATCGCCAACGACTACAAGGTGGCAAACGTCCAATTCGACAACCGGCAGGGCGGCGTGCCGAAGGTCCGCTACAAGGATCAATCGGCGACCGCGCTGCAATCAACGTGGGGCGGCCAGATCGCCAACGCGCTCGAAACCGCCGCCGCGATCGGCAAGCAGACCCGCCGCGAGAATGGCGGCTTCGACGGGCTCGACATGCTCAAGGCGAACCTTGCCAGCGGGGCGCAACCGGACCTAATTGAGGCGAGTAGACGGCGAGCCATCAAGGTCTGGTAGCGCATGGCGCTCAAAATCCCGAAACAATCCGGCGACCTCAAGCTCTGGATCAGGGAGATGATCGACCAGTGCATGGCGTCGTCCGAGGAGCGCGGCATGATCTATTCCCGCGCCGCCCAATACTATTACATGGGCTCGATGGACAATAGGGCCGCGCTCTACAACAAAACCAAGCCCTTCATCGACAAGCTCGCCGGTTTCCTCATGCAGCCGACCGACGTGCGCTTCCAGCTCATCTACGACAGCGGCGAAGACGACAGCATCCTCGAACGCTCGCAGCTCGTGGCCGAAAAACTCAGCATGGATTTCCGCCAGACGGACGCGGACATCACCTTCGCCGAGGCGGTCGTGTGGAGCCTCGTGAACGGCTGTCAAATCCTCAAAGTCCTGCCCGACGGCGACAGCGGCACGTTCAAGACCGCCCCCGTGCATCCGCAGAATTTCGGCGTGCTTTCCGAGACGACCCTCAACCTCGACGAGCAAGAGGCGTTCTGCCACGTCAGCTATCCGACCAAGTCGCGGCTGCGCACGATGCTCCTCGAACACCCGCGCTACGAAGAAATCATGGACAAGCTGGAAACCCAGCCGGGGCCGATGCGCGAGGAGGAGGAGCCGACCTACTTTCACCAAATGGTTGTGGGCGGACTGCAACCACTGGGGGACGTTGGCGACGCGCCGAGTAGCGCGGCGGGTATCGTCAACGTCTTTCCCGTTCCCACCCCATGGCGACCGCAGCGATCGTTCGCGCCGACCGTCAAGCACTGCGAAGTGTGGATCAAGGACCGCGACCGGGACGAGGATTGGACGACGATCCAAGTCATCTACGGCGCGGAGCCGATCATCATCGAAGGCGACGACACCCGACGCAACCTGTCGCGCGTCCCCGGCAAGTCGAGCTTCGTCAAGGTGCAGCCGCAGCCGACGCCCGGCTATTTCTGGGGCCGCTCGATGATCGCCGACGTTCAGATGTTGCAGGACATGCTGAACAAGCGGATGCGCGACATCAAAGTAATGTGGGACCGCAATGTCAACGCTCCACAAGTATTCAGCGGGTTCAGCTCCGTCACCGAGGAACAATACTTCAAGATCGTCAATGAGGGAGGCTTCATTAATGATCCAAACCCTAACGCAAAAGCGTCAAAACTACTGGACCCGCCGCCGGAAAACTACTTGGAAGAACTCGAATTTATTTTCAAATTGTTTGATGAAGCTTCTGGGTTCTCGCCTATCATGTCTGGATCAGGAGAGCCGGGCGTCCGAGCTGGCGTCCATGCTCAAACTCTGGTTAGAACTTCGTCCCCCCACCTCATCAAGCAAGCCGCCACGCTCGAACGGCAGCTCGCGGATTGTGGGTGGCTGGCGCTCCGCATCATGCAAGCCATGGACGCCCTCATCTACACCACCGCCGATAGCCAAATCGAATTTCTCCTCTCCCAGCTACCGGGCAATTTCCAAGTCCAAGTCGACAGCCATAGCGCGTCGCCAGCCTTCGCGGAGGACAATCGTCAGGTGGCTATTGCGCTCGCTAGAGCGGGAGCGATCGACGCCGAGGATCTGATCCACATGCTCCACCCGCCGGGCGCCGAGCTGCTTTTGTCGCGCTTGAAGCAACGGCAGAAAGCCCAAGCCGCGCAGGCGAAGGAGGAAAAGACCGAAGGCATGATGATGCAGCTTTTGGGCATCAAGCCGGGCGGCGGCGGCACGCGCAAGAAGGCAGGCGGCGGCAAGCCGACTTTGCAGTGATCCGATAATCGGCTAGCTTCCCGCCGTCCCGGCCCTATCCCCTAGGGCGAGAACCGCGCACACGGGATGACCGTCCCCGCTAGCAGATTAGCCCCCGACGCGGGGGCGGCCTCCGGGTGAATAGCAGATGGCAGGCGACGTAACCGACGACGATCCCGAGATGGGGCAAGACCAGCCCCCGCCCGGTGGCGCTCCTCCCGGTCCTCCCACTGGCGGCCAGCCGCCGGGCGACACTGCGCCGATGCAGGGAGGCGACCTCGCAGCCTTCGCCCGTTCGAAAATGGGCGCGCAAGTCTCAGCGCCCGGACCCGGCAACCAAGCCGACAGCATGAACCTCATCATCCAAGCTATCCAAACCTTGAAGCAGGCGGGGCTTGGATTGCAGCCCGGATCGAAGCTCCATTCCGACGTCTTCCGCACCATCAGCCAGCTCTCGCGCCACCTTGGCGGCGCTGGCAGCATGGGACCGGCCGTCGGCATCCAGAAGACGATGATCGGCGACCAGCTCAAGCGCACCATCCAGAACGCGCTGCTGCAAAAAATCATGGGCGGCGGCGGGCAGGGTCAGCCCGGCGGCGGCCAAGGCGGCGCTCCGATGCCCTCAACCCCGCTACCGGGGAGTTGAACCCCGTGCTACGACAGCGCGCTCAATTTCGAGCAGGGGTCCGTGACATGAACAGATTTCTTTTGGCCGCCGCCCTCCTTGCGGCGACTGTCGTTCCCGCCGCTGCGACGTTGCAAATCGAAGTGTTCGACAACGGCGCGCTCATCGACAACGTGACGGGCATCACGACCGGCGCGGCAAGCCTCACCGCCAATGACGCGAACTTCGCCAACATCACCATCAACGCTCAAGGCTCGCCGATCCTGCCGAACGCCGACCTGTCGAGCGTCACCCTCGACGCCACCGCAGCGCTGGGCTTTACCGGCTCGCACACGCTGACGGTCGACATCCTGCAAAGCGCCATCTTCGGGACCGGCAACACGCTCTCGACCTTCACCGTCAACGGGCTCACCAACGATCCCGGCCCGACGACCGAAAGCACGTTCGCCAATGGCGGGTTGCTCGCTTCGCACGTCTTCCCCGCCGCTTTGCTCGATGGCTCTTTCGGGCCGGTTTCGGCGGCGACCGGCGCGTTCAGTTCGGACGAGACGCAGTTCGCGATCGACTTCACCGCGCCGCGTCAGTCGTTCGGCGGCTCGATCCAACTGACGACCGGCGTTCCCGAGCCGTCGACTTGGGTCATGCTGGGGATCGGATTTGGCTTCATGGCGTGGGGCGCTTCGACGCGCCGCCGCGCTCGTCAACTCGTAGTGTAATCTATATGGGTTGACAGTCTAACCTAGACTTGGAGGAAAAGATGGCTCAGAACCGTTCATACGACCCGCCCATCACGTCGCCCCCGGAGACGCCGCCGAGGACGGTCCTCCAAGTCGACACCCAATCGGAAGTCAGCGAGTGGGGCGCGATCCCGAAGGTCGTGCCTAAGCCCGAAGGCGGCGTCCCGTTGCAGCCTTCCGTCGTAGGCAAGGACAACAAGAGCTAAGGATCGTGGCCGACCCGACGGCAAGGGGAGGGGCGAGGCGGCGTAGGGCGCAAGCCCGAGATGACCGCAACGGCATAGGTCGAGTATCGGCGGCCCCTTCCGCCACCACTTTAGGAACGTAGGATGCCGCGCACCATCTCGGACGAGGAATACAAGTACCTCCAAGACAAGCGGATGACCGCCGACTTTGTCGAGAGCATCTACAACGATCCGCAGTTGAACAAAGAGGCGAAGCGCCTCATCAAACGCAAGTACCCGAACCTCGCCATCCCCGACTTCGATATTGAAACGAAGGTCGAGCAACGGTTCAACGCCGAGGATCAGAAGAAGGCGAAAGAGGCGGCCGACGCGGCGGCGAAGGCCGATCGCGACGCTTGGAACGCCAGCCGCGCCAAAGTCCAGAAGGAATACGGCTTCACCGACGAGGCGATGAAAGACCTCGAAAAGTGGATGCACGAAAAAGCCGTCGCCGATCACGAAGTGGCGGCCGAATACAGGGCGAGCAAGAACCCGCAGACCTCAAGTCCGACCTATGACAGCCAGTTCTGGCATCATGAAAAGGCGGACGGTTTCGCCGAAATCGCTAAAGACCCGGAAGCGTGGGGACGCAAAGAAATCCTAGGCGCAATCCACCGTGACGAGGAGCGCGCCCGAGGGAGATGACCTATGCCCCTGCTTGGCGCGGGTATTATTCCAGCCGGTCCAATCGGTCTGGAGCTGCAAGCGACCGTCCGCCGCGTCTTCGCGCAAATGGTCGTCATTTTAATCTACAAACAAAATCCGCTCCTCGCCCTTCTCCTCCGTAACGCTATCCGGGCTAGCGGCGGCGTCTCGCCGTACACCCAGCCGGTGCAGACCGGGCAGTACGTCCAATCGAGCTGGATCGGGCCAGCCGGGCAGTTCAATCTGCCCCAAGACGTGGCCGCGACCGTCAACGCGGAGTTCAACATGTGCGCGCTGGCGACGCCGGTCAGCTCGCTGGGCCTCGAACAGCTCGTCACGCAGGACGCGATCGCCGTCGCCTCGCGCCTCATGCTCAAGCTGAACGATCTGAAAAACAGCTCGTTGCAGGCGCTCACTTCCGCTTTGTTCGGGCCGCCCGTCACCAACGTCCTGCAAATGTTCTCGCTACAGGACGCCTACGGCAATGCGACCACCGCGCCCACCTATGGCGGCTTAAGCCGGGTCACTTATCCCGATTGGCAGGGGCTCGTCGTCGCGGGCGCTGGCGACATCCTCACCCGCGCCGCGTTCATCCCCAACATGCTCGCCGCGGTCAAAAACTCAGGCGGCGAGGCGTTGGATTTCATGGTCTGTTCGGTCGAGGATTGGACGACCTTGTTGACGGATTTCATGGCCGTCGAACGCTACAACAACGATCCCAGCTCCCGATGGGGCAAGGATGACCCGGTCAATTCCGGCTTCCGTGGGCTTTTGCTCGGCGACACGCCGATCTTCTTTGACTTGAATTGTCCGCAGGGTACGGCCTATGGCTTCAACTCAAAATACATCACGCTCGTGGTACACGAGGATGCAAATTTTGCGTGGACCGGCTGGTACTCCACCATCCCGCAAGGCCAGATCGCGAGCGTGGGTCTATCGATTACTGCGCTCAATCTGGTCTGCTCTAAGCCATCGACCGGGATGCAGATAACCGGCATCACGGGAGGAGCGCCGTTCTAAATGCTGCCCGTCAGCGCATGGCCGCCCGGACCTCCCGGCGCTTCGCTGTCGCCGTTCGGGCAACCGCGTCAAGTCAAGGTCTGCGGTAACGGGTTCGTGATCCCAAAGGGCGCGTGGATCGTCGCCACCGGCGCAAACCGCGTCGTCATGTTCTACCCGCCCGTCGTCAACGTAAATCCGGCGCGAACGCCGGGGACCGGACTACTTCCGGGCTCCATGCCGCGAAATCCACCCACCAAATGCGGCCCGCCGAAGCCGTCATGGGAGTGGCCCAAGTTTAACGACCAAGTGGAGTGGTATCGGGCGCACGGACGGAATGCGCCGCGCCCCGGCACCCGCCCGCCCAACTGGTTCGGCTGGAAATTCGTCCCCGCGCCCAGCTCCACCCTCGTTCCTTCCGGCGCGTCCGGGCTCGTGATCGCCGACGGCCAGAACGTCGTCATCACCGGCAGCGGATGCGCAACGATCACGCAGGCGTACAGTGTCTAACGGAACGCCCCCAATCCAGCCCGCGCCCGTCCCGCCGTCGATCGCGGGCATCCCGCAGCCCGTGTTCGGCAGCGGCTCCGCGACCGTCCCTGCCACCAACGTCCCGATCACCGGCTCGCCGATCCTTCCGCCGCCGCTCATCACCAATCCGCCCGGCACGCCGGTTTTCCCGCCCGTCTCGCCGAACACCGCGCCCGTCCCGGTCCCCGTCGGCCCGCTCGTCGGCCCGGCCGTCGGACCCGCGCCGGTCCCGCCCTCGATCCCCGGCGTCCCACAGCCGCAATTCATCCCGCCCGGCAGCGCAACCGTCCCGGCGAGCCTGTTCCCCAGCTTCACCACGACGCCGCCCTCGCCGCCGATCGTGTTCGCCAATGTGTTCAAGATCGGCGCGATCCCGCCGCCGTTGCCGTCGACGCCCGGCCAAAACCCGCCGCCCGTCGTGCCTTCGTCAGTCGCCACCATCCCGCAACTGCCGTGGAACCCGAACCCGAACCAAGGGCCGGTTAACACCGTCCTGCCCGGCATCACGCCCCTCACCTCGCTCCACGTCGGGCAGTCGCTCGCACTCAGCACCGGGACATGGACCGGCAACGCGCCGTTTACCTATTCCCGCGTGTGGCTGCGCAACGGCTCGCCGATCGTAGGCGCGACGGGCGCTGGCTACACCCTCGTCGCCGCCGATCTGGGCGCGACGATCGGCGGCATCGTCACGGCGAGGGACACCAATGGGCTTGAGACGAGCGCGGGCGCTCCCCCTGTCGGGCCGGTCCTCGCCGCCATTCCGGTCGTCGGACCGGCGACCTTCAACCTCACCCTGCCGCTCACAACCAACCAGCCTGTCGGGACAGTCACCGCCAGCAACAGCCCGACCGCCTTCGCGATCACGACCGGCAACCCCGCCGGTTATTACGCGATCAGCAACGCGGGCGCGCTGACCGTCACGGCGGCGGGCGCAGCGGGCATCCCAGCCGGCACGGCGAGCTTGGGCGTGACCGCAACCAACGCAGGCGGCACGAGCCCGGCCGCCACCATCACCGTCAACGTGGCCGCGCTCCTCGCCGATCCCGAGGAAACGGACCTCCCCTCCCGGCACGCCCCCACGCACCGCACCGCACACCACGCCGCGCCGAGGAAAAAGCGGTAAAGATGGTTCATGCTTGCGGCTTACATCAGCGAAGTGCAAAGCCACCTGAATGACACTCAGGGGCAATTCTTCACGATCCCGCAGCTAACCTCGTTCATCAATCGCTCGCGCCGCCGCATCGCCGCCGTCTCAGGCTGCATCCGCGTCATCCCGCCCGGAACGCAAACCAAGCCCAACCGCGAAGTCTATCCATTCTCCGAATGGGACAGCCTCGTGCAACAGCTCGTGCCGCAAGCGCAGTCGATCCGCGCCTGCCGCTCGCTCGCCATCGGCATCGGCGGCGCGTGGCAGGAGGACGCCGACGGCATCTGGTCAATCACCGGCGGAACGTGGAAGCCAGTGTGGAAGCGGCTCGTGTGGACCGATTTTCAAGGCCGGTTTCGCATCTATGGCGGAACGTTCTACGGCACGATCAGTCAGCCGGGCTGGTACGCACAATATGGCGTCGGCCCGCTGGCCGCGCTCTACCTCGCGCCAATCCCGTCCATCGCCGCGCCGATGGAAGTCGACCTCACCATCATCCCGAAACCGTTGCTCACCGACGGCGACCTCGAGCCCATTCCCTACCCGTGGACCGACGCCGTCAGCTATTGGGCGGCGATGCTCGCGCTCACCCAGCAGCAGCGCAAAGAGGATGCGCAAGCGATGGCGGAGCTGTTCAATTCCGACTTGCCCATGTGCGCCGCCGTCGTCTGCCCGCAGATGATCCAGAACGTCTACGGCGCCACGATGAGGAGCGCGTGATGGCGAAAGACGCGGGACAGATGCACGGGCTGCACCAGCTCATGCGCTCGTGGTTGCTGGCCGAAGACCCCTACGGCGTGAACAACCGGATCGAGCCGACCATGGGAACGCCTGCCCCGGCGATGATGGGCGGAGCGCCAGCGCCCGCAGCTCCCGCCGCACCCGACCCGCGCGCGGCGGCGGCGGGACCGCAAGCCGTCGCCAATCAGCTTTTTGGCGGGCAGGGCGCTCGCTATTCGGAAGCCGAGCGCGATCCGCGAGCGCAGGCGTGGGGCGAGACTGCCGTCGAGCGGTCGACAGCTCCGCCGCGTCTCAACGAAGGCGAGCGCAACGCGGCAGTCCCAGATCGCGCGTCGATGGCTGGCGAGAGCGCTGTCGATAAGGCGCTCAATCCGCCCATGGGCAGCGGCGGCGGCTTCTGGGCGCCGGGCGAGGCGGCCGACACGGCGAGCGCCGTCGGTCAGCAAGCCGTCGAAGGCGCGCTGGCGAAGAAAGCGCGAAGCAAGGTGGCGAAGGGGCGGCTCACAGACCCGCAAGACCCGGACGACCGTCAACCCGAATGAGTGACGTAACGTGCCGGGCTTGACATATGCCGATCCAATCTGATAATCCTTTTGACCTGACAACGGTCGAGCAATGGCGCGGATTGAACCAACAATCCAAGCGCGGCTCGATCGACGATCAAGAGGAATGGTGGAATGAGAACTTCTTCGCCATCGGCCCCGGAAATCTGCGTACATGCTGGGGACCGTCTGCTCCCATTTACACCGCCCCGGCGGGGCTCACGATCCTTCGGATGTTTTTTGGGTTCTACGGCAATCAGACGCCTCAGTTTGGCGCTCCTCCTCCCGGTGCCATGGGTTGGATGTTTCTATCTGATGGCACTATTGATGAAGTTGATTTGGCAAGTGGGGCGACGACTAGCCTCCGCACTTTCGGCACCATCTGGAACCCGGTAGCGCCGCAATATTGGGCGAGCGCGAAAGTCTGGCGACCGGCGTTCATCGGCTCGACCGTCGGCCAGCAAGGCGGCGTCCTGTTCGGCAGTCCCGCCTTGTCGCCGACCGGCGGCGGACCCGGCGGCCTTTACGCGTGGGACGGGGCGACGCTTTCGTCGCCCGGAATGCCCGCCCCCGATTGGCTCACCGATCTGCAAGAGACGGACCCCGGCACAACCCCGCCGCCGATGCCGAACGGCTTGCCCGGCATCTATGCGATGGAAGTCTACAGCTCCCGCCTCTGGGTCATCGGCAAGGATGTCTGTTCGTTCTCCGCCCCCTCGAACGGCGCTGATTTCTCGACCGTCAACGGCGGCGGATCGTTCGGCTACTTCGGCGATCGGCTCGTGTACTCGTTCATGGACATCGCAGCGAGCGCCGGATACCTCTATTTTTTCGGCGACAGCTCGATCGACGCCATCAACAACGTCACCCTGATCGGCACGCCCGGCCAGCTCTCCCAGCCGGTCACAACCGATTTCAATTACTTCAACGTCGATCCGCAAGTCGGCCAGCGGTTCCCGCGTCCGATCGGACGGCTGGGGCGCTACTTCACCATGTTCAACGGCGCAGGGATTTCGCTCCTGCAAGGCGGCGAAGCCGTGCCGATCGGCGACAAGGTGACGGGCGTGTGGAACACCCTCGACACGTCGCAATATTTGCCCACGTTCGCCCCGGCGACCATGTTTGGTTTCCGCGTCATGCTCCTCAATGGACGCTTCACCGATCCGTTCGGCGTCACGCGCTCGTTGTTGCTGATGTTCCACCCGACCAAGGGCAACGAGTTCTGGTCCGTCGCCAGCCAAGGCTTGGAGCTGACCAACATCGGCGCTTACGAACAGGATAGCATCCTCACGCCCTACGGGACGGACGGGCGCTCGCTCTATCGGCTGTTCGCACAGGCGAGCCCGACGCTCGTCAAGCGCCTCTCGACCAAGCAGCTCCGGGTGACATCCGGCAAGAACTCGGCGCTCACGCTCAAGAACGTCAAGCGGCTCTTTGCCGAGATTGCCGACAATGACGGGCGCGGCGTCTCGATGACCGGAACCGTCACCAGCGGCGGCGGCGGCATCCCCGGCGGCGTCGAGAGCGTCGATTTCGAGCTCACGCGCGGCGTCCCGTTCGGGATCGTCCCCTCGCCCCTGCACGGGGCCGGGATTTGGTCCGCTATTGACCTTTCCACCAAATCGCCGGATTTTACTTTGGAGCGGCTCCATCTGGCCGCCGAAGAACGCACCCTCTTTGGTGCGTAGAAAGTGCGAAGGTGACGCCACGTCGCGTCTTTCCGCCGCGTGGCCTTGCTCAACATCAGGAGAACGCCATGGGTCCGAACACGCATTGGGATGACTTCACCGAAGATCGACGTGGCCGTCGGCGCGGTCGAAGGGGCAGGCGGCGGTAAGGCCCATGGCAAAACGGCTCCGACAAACGCGACGCGCGCGTCGCATCCGCGCTCGTAAGCGCCGTTAGGCCAATGCGCCGAACTGGCCTCCGCAACACCCAGAATTTGCAGAGGCAGCTCAAGCCCAAAGGCTGGCGTCTGCCACGGTGGACGCCTCGCCTCAATTCGTACCGCAAAGGCAGGAGGATGTGATGGCGAAAGGCATCCGGCTTGGACGCCGCAGCCGCGTCGACCCGGCCGGGAAGGCGGGCGGCCAGAAACGACCGTCAACCCGCGTCCGCCGAGCGCGCGGACACCGGCAAGGAACCGGGCGCGGCAGACGAGGGCGGAGGAACCCATGAGACGATCGCCGGGTCGAGGCGGCCGAACCGGACCCGTCAGACGCGGCGGCCGACGATGAGCGTTTGGGTCGTCATACACCCGGAAAGTGATCTGCCGATCGCCGGGATTTGGCAGAGCATGGAAGCCGCCTCCGAACACTGTCCAACCGACTATGTCCTGCTTAAAGTGGAATTGGACACAGACCTAACGGCGGCTCCGCAATGACAATTCTCGGCATTGACATCGGCGCGGGCGGCGCGCTCGCCGTCTTGACCGACGCGGGCGAGCTGCTCGACGTGCAGGACATGCCGTGCTTGCGCGACGGCCCGGCAAAACGGAGAACCATCAATGCTCCGCTCTTGGCTGAAATCGTCTACAAGTCTCACGCCACTAGAGCCTTTGTTGAACGCGTCGGTCCTCGCCCTATGGAAGGAGCTGTCGGCGCTTTCTCCTTCGGAGATGCAAAAGGCGTTGTCCGTGGCTGTCTTGCTGCCGCAGCTATACCCACCATCTTCATCACCCCCGTCACATGGAAGCGCGTCGTCGGCGTCCCTCCCGGCAAAGACATGAAGGACATGGCGCGCTCGAACGCCATCAACCGCTGGCCGAGCAAAGCCCAACTGTTCGCGCGCAAGATGGACGACGGCAGAGCCGAGGCGGCGCTGATCGGGCTCGCCGGGCTCCTGCGCTTCAACGATGTCGTCGAACTCATGCCGGTTGACCTTTTGAAGGCCCGCGCCGCTAAGGGGTAGTCCATGCGCCCCCTACTCGATCTGCAATTTTTCGCAGATTTGCCGAAATTCCTCTGGTTCGATAACGGCGACGGCGGCGACGGATCATCCGGCAGCGGCGGCGATGCGAGTGGCGGGGACGCAGGCTCGCCGGGCAGCGCGAGCGCCGGGCCATCCGGTCAGGGCGGAACGGCGACCGGCGCACCGGCGGGCATGGGCGTCAGCGGCGAAGCCGCAGCTCCCGCTGGCACGAGCGCGACCGCGCCCGGAACCGGGCCGGGAACCGGGACGGCGACGGCCGACGCCGGATTTGGCGGTCAAGGCGGCTCACCCGGAGGTGTGTCGGGTGGCGTCGCGGCGAGCGTCGGCGCCGGGCCGGGCGTCGCAGCTTCCGGCGGCGCAGCTCCCGGCGGAGCGGGCGGCACGGCGGGCAGCTCGACCAGCGGCGGCGGGACCGGCGGACCCGGCGCGGCGACCGGAGCTGGCGGCGGCGCTACCGGTGGACCGGGAGCGGCGACCGGCGGCGGCGGCGGAACCGCCGCAGGCGGATCGGGCATCAGCGCCAGCGTCAGAGCGGCGCTCCAAAACCTCTTGGGCGGCAACCCGGCCGACGCGCTCCGAGGCGCGGTCAGGAACTCCGCAATCGACTTCGGCCCACCGGGCGTCCCCAGCTTGGGCGTGCCGGAAGGCGTCGGCGGTCAGGGCGCCGCGCCACGCGGCACGGTTTCGGTTTCATCGCTTGGCCCGCCCGGACCCAACTTAGCCCAGTTAGCGCAACAACTGTTCGGATCGCCGCAAGCGCAGGCGGCGCGCAGCAGCATCTCGGCAGACACCGGGGACGAGTTCGGACCCACGAACACCACGAAAGGCACGGGCAGCTCGACGGCGACTGCCGCCAATACTAACGCCGCGCCGAACTTTGGCGGCAAGGGCTTCGGCAGCGGCTCCCCAGCCGCCCCCTCGTTGTCGATCGGGCCGGGCGGCATCGGCTCCGACGCCGTCGCAGGGGGCTCAAGCCCGAATGCGGCTCCCGGTACGCCATCATTGTCGATCGGACCGGGCGGCATCGGCGCGGATGTCAACGCTGGACAGGGCGTCTCAACCTATGGCGACATGAGCGATGCGAGGGGCTTCGGGGGAACAAAGGGCGTCGGCGATCCCGGCGCCGCAGGCTCCAGCGCCGTTGGCACGCCTGCCACCACCACCGCCCTAGGCGGTGGACCCGGCAACGCGTCGGAAAGCCCGACAGGACCGAGCGCCGCTGCGCCAAGCTTTGGCGGCCAAGGCTTTGGCGGCTCCACTGCCCCGGCTGTCGCGCTTGGCGGCGGTCCCGGCAACGCGTCGGAAAGCCCGACAGGCACGCCAGCCGCGCCCGCAGCCGTCACCGGGCTTGGCCCCGACGCTGCCGTTTCCGCCACCGTCAACTCGCCGACCAGCGTCCCCGGACTGAGCCCGCAAAACCAAGCCTTAATGGATCAAATACAAGCCGCAGTCGTGCAAAATGTCCTGAACTATGCAGGCGTGAAATTCGGTCCCCCACAGCGCGAAGGACAGCCGCGCGCCCTTAGCAATGCTCCGCCCGAGGCGTTCACGCTGCCCAACGCCTCGCCTCAACAGCCGTCATCCCTCCAGCAGCTCATTCAGAGCCTCGTCAGTGGCGGCGCTCCGGGTCCGGGGCTCTCCAGCCTTGCCCAAAACGCCCAGTTCGGAATTTGAGGTAACATGGCGCGTGGATCGACAGCGCAGAAACGAGCGCGGCGGAAAAACCTCCGCCGAGCGCGCCGTAGGCGGCGCGGCCCCGGAAAGAGGAAGTAAAATGGCGAGCGAACGCGAATGGCCGAGGACGCGGGAGACGGACGGGACGGAGCGCGGCAGTCCGAGCGCGTTCTATCAGAGCCGGGATGGCGTGCTGAAACAAGGGCGCTCACTCGCCGGGCCTTTGCGAACGGGAACCGAGCCCCGCGTCGGCCCGCGCGCAGGCGGGCGAAGCGCAACCGGCGAAGGGCGTGACAGCGACTTCGGCATGGACAGGATTTCGCCGCGAGGCTTCGATCCGATCGGCACGCCCGACGATCGCATCGGCCCGCAGCCCTCAAGCGATCTTGTCACCGAACAAGTCCGACGCCGCCGAGGCGACTAAGCGATGGCGCGACCGGCCATTCAGCGAAAAGATGGAGCTGATCGCCGCGATCGAGGAGGTTCGCGCGTGGCGCTTCGGCTCCGACCGGCCGTCGTGGTTGCGGCCAGCCGCGCAGTCGGCCGCAGAGCTGGGAGAGTGGCTTGACCGTCAGCCTAAAGCCCAAAAAAGCCTTCGATTGGAATAAGCTGACGTGGGGGCGGCCCGATAGCGTGCCGTCGAAGCTCTGTTCCTATTGCTCCGCCGTCATCCCAGAGGATGACGTGCCGCTGATTATGTCCAACGCCGAGGGCTGGACGGTGCGCTTCTGCGAGAAGTGCATGGAAGACATCTGGGGCCTCCGCTCGTGAGCATCGTCAGCCTCCTGCACTACCCCGACAACCCGCGCGCTCAAGCCGCGTGGGCCTTCGATCACCAGCAAGAGCATCAAAAGCTGATCGCCCAGATGCGCGACCCGAGCCAATTCAACCTCATCAACTATTTGCTCGATCCGATGCCCGGCGACGCGATGAACGGCGCAAGCCTTTGGGACATGAACCACCAGCAAGCCCATGACGACGCCGCCAACTGGTTCGGTGTGCAGCCGTCGCTCACCCTGATAGACAGCACGACCCAACAGGCGGGTCCGTTCCAATGGTTTCTGTTCATCAATTCCCAAGAACACAACGCACTGAACCAAGCAGCGATCGCTTTCGGCCACGCCTGATTACCGAAGACGACATCGGCTGGATGCTTGAACTCGGCGATCGGCGCTATCCCGGCCGATACGACCGCCTTGGCACCGAAATGTGGTTCCGCAACATCGTCCTCAAAGGGCCGATGATGTTCCTGCCGATCCGCAGCGACCACGCCTTCTGCATCGCCATGCTGTCGACCACCCCTTGGACCCCGCACACCCCCGAATGCAACGTCACCTTGGTCTGCGCCGACGAAGGCAAGATGTGGCAAGCCGTCATGCTCCTGCGCGCCTCGATCGAGTGGGCGCGGCGGCGCAAATGCTCGATCTGGCGGCTCTCCTCCGAGACGGATTTCGATTTAGAGCCGATCGCGCTAAAACTCGGCGCCACAGAAGCCAACGTCCGATGGCAGTTGAGGCTCACTCCATGAGTTCTGTCGGCAGCGAAATCGGCGGCAAAGCGGCTGGCAACTTAGACGTCAACCAAACCCAATATCCATTTTTCCAGAGCCCCGGCGGGATCACGCCGCAGCAATCGGCGCTCTCCGAATACGACTACGGGCAGAACCTCACCGAAGGCCAAGCGCAGTTTGAAGGCTCTGGCGAGGGCGGCGGACCCAGCCTATCGACGATGGCGAGCCAAGTCGCGGGCGGCGCGAACATCGGCAAGGCGATCCAATCCGGCAGCATGAGCGACGTGAACCAAGGCGCGGAGCTTGGCGCGTTCGAGAACGCGATCGGCATCGACCAGCAGAACAACCAAAATCTTTTGGCAGAAAATGAGCAAAATCTGCAAACCCTCGTCTCAGGGGTAGGCAACCAGCAAGGGCAGGCGGGCCTCGCGGCCGGGTTGAGCGGAGCGCCTCTCCCGACGACGGGGACAGGTTGATGGGCAACAGCAGCGGCAGCAGCAGCACCGGCGGCAAAGGCGGCATTTCCGGCCTCGACACCAATTTGCAGCAAGGCCAGTTCGAGTTCGGCCCGAGCCAGTTCGACCTTGGCGCGATTTCCGACGCCATCGGCGGCAACGACGCCTCGACCACCGCCCGCTACAACCAGCTTGGCATGGGCGGCTCCACGCCCGAGCTGCAAGACCTCGCCAACCAAGCCAACTTGGGGCAGGCGGCGATCGGGCAGGAACAGACCCAAGACGTGACCAATCCGGCCTTCAATCCGGCGTTGCAGACGGCGCAGACCAACATTCCGACCACCGCCGTCTTGGCGGCCGATCAGGCGAACCAACAGGCGGGCCAGAAACTAGGGGCGTCGGCGGGGCAGGCTTTGGGAACAGCGGCGGCATTCGCATGAGCAACGTCGGCGACGCATTGAGCGGTGGCGGATCAAGCGCGAGCGGCGTCAACGACCAGACCTTCGCCGACGCCACCCTTGGCGACCAGATGCAGGGCGGGACCGGCGATTTCACCGGCGGCGACGCCGGGGGCGGTCCCACCGAGTTCAACCAGTTCAGCGATGTCGCCAACGCATTGAGCAGCGGCACCCCGGCAGGGGCCAGCCCGACAGTGGCGCAATCCGCCGCCATGAACCCGCCCGGCGCAGTCGCGCAGACCGGCGGCGATCCCGTCGGCGCGGCGAGCGGCACGCAATCGTCAACCGACCCCGGCTCGAGCCCGACCGGCCAAAATCAGCAGCAGCAGGGCGGACAGAACAAGAACCAGCCGGATCAGAACCAGTACGCGCCGAAATCCGCCACCGATCAGCTCAGAGCGTTGCTCAAGCAGCTATCCGGCAAGCCGACCGGCCCCACCGGACCCACCGTGCCAGCGGCTCCGTCCGCCCCCTTCGCGCTGCCGACGCTGGCGGCCGGGCAGACCGGGCCGCAGGCGACCGGCCCACGGTTCGCCGGGCAGGCGCTCGATCCGGCCAATCAGGGCGGGCTCGACGCCGCCGCGAGCATGGCGACGGGTCTGCCAGCGGGAGCGAGCGACCCAAGTTTTAATCCGCTAACTGGCGAGTGGGCCTCGACGCCAGCCGCCGCCTCGATCCCGCCCGGCGCAGCCCAACAACCGAGCGCAGCCGTCAGCCCGCCCGCCGCGCAAGGCGGAGGACGGGACATCACCGTTCGTAAGGCGGCCCCGCAGGCGATGCCCTTCCCGCAGAACGAGCCCGGCGAAGTCGCGCCCGGCGGGCCTGCCCTTCCGACCCGGAAACCGACGCAGCCGCCGCAAGCGGCGCCACAGCCCGAGCCCGCAGCCAGCGAACCGGCGGAGACGCAGGAAGGACCGCCGCCAGCCGCACCCCGGCTGTTGCAAGACATCTCCGGGGCCTCGCTGGGCAGTCCGACCGCGCTCCGCGATCTGGCGCAGGCGGCGCAGATCATCCTGCCGCTGGTGGGCATGTTCATGGGCGGCGGCGGCCGACGCGGCGGGCATCGCGGCGGGTGGCAAGGGATGCGCGGCTTCCGCCCGTTCGGTGCGCCGGGAGGCTTCCGAGGCGGACATCCGGGCGCTTTCGGTCATCCGTCTTGGCGCGGCTCGTGGCCCTATCACCATCCGATGCACGGCTGGGACATGCACCACCACCATCCGGGCGGCGGCTGGCTTCCGCTCAACCCGGCCGAATTGCAGGGCTTGGGCGGCGGACAGCAAGGCGGACAGCCGGGCGCGCAAGACCCGAACGCGCCTGACCCGGATCGGCCGCCGAAGGAGACGGGCGGGGAGGTTGGGCCGCCCTCCGCGACGCCGACCTCTGGCGCGATCCCCGGCGTCGGCGCGAAGGATGTCGACGACTACACCCGGCAGGCGGCGAGCAAGTGGGGCATCGACCCGAACGTAGCCTCGAAATTTTTGGGGCAGGAAAGCTCTTACGGGCAAGCCAAGCGCCCCGGCGACAACGGGACCAGCTTCGGGCCGTTCCAACTCCACTTCGCCCCCGACGGCCGGGCCATGGGCGACGACTTCCGCCGCGACACCGGGCTCGACCCGCGCGATCCCTCGACGTGGAAGGCGCAGATCGACTACGCGATGAAGCGCGCCGCCATGGGCGGCTGGGGACCGTGGACGACGACGATGAACAAGTTGGGATATGGTCAGTGGAGCGGCATCACGACCAATCGTCGCTTCGCAGGCCAGCCGAGGACGAACGTGCAACCCTCAAACGTGGTCAAGGCGGCGGCGATCCCAACCACCTTGCCGCCGTCGAGCCAGCCGATGGTGGCGGGGCCATAGGTTAGACTGTCAACCGTATAGATTGACACATGTCAGATACTTTTGGAGCCAGCGACCTAAACGCCGATACACCGGGGCTTGGCCCTCAGTCAGGGAACGAGCGCGGCCCGCCGGTTCAGCTCCCGAGCCAGTTGCAGGGCTTGGTGCGGCACTTCTTTCAGCAAACTCAGGGCAATCCAAACCCCAAATTCCTTCCTCCAGCTCCGGGGCCGGGAGGCGCTCAAGGCGGTCAGCGCAAGAAGCCCGAATTGGGGCCGGTCGACCCGCCCGATCCGATGGTGCGGAGCATCGCCCCCTTGCCCGCCAATGCGCCACAGCCGCCTCCCAAATTCGCGCCATTCACGCCGTCCATGCCCCGCGACCATTCACAATGGGGCCAGCCCGAGGCGTTCCCACGGCTCCCGCAATCTTTCGAGCTGCCGGGGATGTACCAGAAACTAGGCGGCTATTTCGCCCAAAACGGCAGTTTCGCGAGCGCCCCGCTGGGGGCTGGCATGGCGGCCTTCTCCAAGGAGTACCAAGAAGGCTACATGAAGGGGCAGGAATGGAAAATGAGGATGGCGAAGGAGCAATTGGGGCTCCACGCCGCCCAACTAGCCGAACTCGAACAGCGACAATCAGTAGAATACGCTGATATTTACAATATGTACGCCGAAAAAGGCGGCGATCTGAACACGAACACCATCGGCGGCCGAACCCTGCACGACGCGATCTGGGCCAAGGCGGTCGAACTCGGCGACAAGAACGTCATCGCCATGCTTGAGGACGGGCAAAGCGTCGAGAAGGTGCGCCGCTACCAGATGGATCACGAGGCGCGCATCCGCGACCTCTCGAAAGCCAACGCCAAGCAGACCGAAGCCGACGCGGCGGCCGAACTCTATGGGCTCCACCCGCCGAGCGCGGCCGGAACGGACCCGTGGGACCGTGGACCGACCCAGCCCGGAGAAACCACCCAGCCCGCAGCCCCCACGGGCGAAGTCGCAGGCCCCGGAGCGCCGTCAGGCGACAAGGACACCCGAGCGCCGGGCGTCGGTGATCCGCTCGACAAGACAAAGCCGTCGGACGAGGGCGAGAACGCCGACGACATCGGCGACCCGGAGCAAAGGCGGATGCACGACGCGTCCATCTCAGTTCTCAAGGGGATCGAGCCCCAAGATATTCCCAAATCCGTCCTCCCCTATGCCGGGATCAACGCCCGCACGATGCGCGACAAGATGGGGAACATCATGGACCGGGCGAAGCGAGGCGAACTCGCCCCCGACCAAGTCATCCCCGAAATCCGCAAGCAGATCGGCGGTCAAGTCGCCAATGACCTGCAAAGCGTCCTCGACTATCGAATGCCCGGCGTCGGCGGCGGCGGGCAGGGCGGCGGCACCGGCGGCAAGGAAGGCGACTACAAGGCGTTGCTTGGCAACATCGCCGCCGTGATTGATCCGGGCGATCCGGCCAAGGGACGCGGCGGGTGGGTTGCCGCCAACTATCAGGCGCAAGAGCGGTTCCGAACCGACGTGAACACGCAAACCGTCATCCTGCGGTCGAACAGCCTCGCCGCCGACGGCAACTCCGTCATGGCCGACCTCAAGGAGCTTGAGCGGCGCGGCGTCCCCTCAGAAGGGCTCGATCTATCGAGCGTCATCGAGTACGCGAAGCGCGATCCGATCTACTCCAAGCTGGCGGGCGATTGGAAGGCGTACAACGACGCCTTCAACACCGTCGTTTCGGCCGGGCATCACACCGAAACTGGCGCGCAGGCGCAAGAAAGCGTCGCCCCCGTGTCCTACGCCTCGCCCTCCGCCTTTCGGGCCGCGATCAAAGGCCACATGCAGGACGCCTTGGGCTATCTGGAAGGCGAGCATCAGCGTTGGGAGACGATCGGCGGCAAAGAACACAACATGCCGAGCTACAACCCGAAAACCGAGAAGCAGCTCCGCGACCTCCGCGACATGGACTATCTGACCGGAACCATGCCCGGTCAGACCTACACCAGCAAGAGCGGCATCACGAAAACTTGGGTTGGGGGGAACCTCAACCCCTACGATCCGAGCAACTGGAAATGAGCGACACCGACCAATTCATCGGCGATTTGAAGTCTCAATATGGCGAGCCCGGCCACGACAAGTCGCATCCGATGGCGCCGTGGGGCGGCGGCTTCCTGCAAAAAGGCATGGAGTACGGCGCGGCGTTCGCCAGAGGCGGCTTGCAAGGCGCGCTCGACGCGCCGGGCGTTAAAACCTTTTCTTCAATGGTCGAACCGCAATTCGTCAAAGATTTCCTGACTGAGAAGAAACACCCCGAGGTCGCAGGCGCGGGCAGCTATGTGACGCCCGGAACCGTCGCGCTTGGCGCTCTGCCCGACTTAGGCATGTTGGCGGCGAAGGCAGGCGCCCCGTTGGCGGTGCGGGCTGGCTCGAAACTGGCGCAGAACGCATGGAAAAGCACTCTCGGCGGCGCGTCTCAAGCCAAGACCGACACCAAGACGCCGGAAGAAGCCGCCAGCAACGTCTCACGAGGCGCGGCCGAAGGCTTGGGAACCGGCTTGGCGGTGACAGGCGCGCAGGCCGCCGCCCGCTCGATGCCTTACTGGATGCTCCCCGCTATGATCGCAGGCGGCGAGCTGGCGGGCGGGCGGTTCATGCCGTGGCACATCCGGCACGCCATCGCAGCCGGATTGACGGCGCTTGCCCTACGAGCCGCCCGAATACCGGCTGGCCTCGTCGGCGCTGGCGGAGAGGCGGCGGCGCAACAAACAGGAAACGAACCCGGTGGCAGTGAAGGCGAACAACCCGAGCCATTCTAATGACCAAGTCAACTGATCCGCTTGACATCAACGGACGCCTCTATAAGCAAATCGGGCGGTTGCTCGACGACCTCGAAAGCGCCGACCGCGACGAAAAAATGACGATGCCGCAGCGCATCCAATCCCTGATCGCCGTCGGCCGGATTTTGACCATCTTCGCGACCCTGCGAAAAGGCGACTACGATTATGGCAACTCAGGAAGCGCCGTCCGAAAATATGCCGCCGCGTTCGCGCGCCCCAATGACCCTCGTGGCGGAAAAGGCGCTCCCCGATCCACCCGCCAGCCTGTCCAGTTTGATAGCGGGAGCGACGACGGCGGCGCAGACGAGTTCGACGCCTAAAACGATGGCGTCAATCGCGGCGGGGCTCCCCTCGCGTGAAGGCGAATTTCAGCACCGCAGCGCGTGGAAAGCGGGCGTCATGGGCGCGCTCAACCTACTTGCGGTTGTGCTTGCAATCCGGCTGACGCTCCTCGTCGCGGTCGCCGGGGCGATCTACCTCACGATCGTCGCCGCCAACGCCCCGGACCCTTACCGGCTAGGCGCGGTCGGGATTTACACGCTCCTTGTGGTCGGCCCCATGGTCTGGCTTGCGAGCCGCAAGTAGGAAAATCGGCCAATCGTGAAGGTCTTTGTGATGCTTCACGCACAACCAAATCACGTCGAGCGGCTTGCTGTAGTCAGGATGGTGCATCTGCGCCTCACTGCCGCAGACGGCGCAGCCTTTCTTTTTTAGCAGTCCCCGCGTCAAATACGAATGTGCGTAAGCCCGAGCACTCTGCCTTTCCCGCTGTTCGCCGTACAACGGGTGGCTTTTCCGCCAATTCCGCCTGTTCGCGTGTTTGTCCGGCATTGCTCCGCTCCCCATGGTCTGGCTGTCCAGCCGGAAGTAGCGCGGCCAGACCGTCTTTCAGCGGTCGCCACTTCACGCCTTAGCCCTTTTGGCTTCGGAGAGCGACTTCGCCCTCTCCGACCTCGCCGCGCGATCCTCGTCCGTCAAATTTACGGTCCTCAAGGGGTTGGCTCCCATTCTGTAAGGCCAGTTCGGACACAAAACCGCAACACACTTTCGGACTTCATCCGATTGCTCGCCGCAGCAGTCCATGCATTTCGCCCTGATGACCTCCAAAATGGGGGCGGCAACTAATCCAGCCTCGTCAAATTCACGTCTCTCAATTTGGCGGGGATCGCGGCCGATGAGTTCTCCCCCGTCGACCGCAAAAGGCGATTTTTCCAGCAAGATCGCACGCGCCGCGTCTTTCCGCTCGCGGGTCCAACTGTCGATCGGGGGGATTTTCACTGCCAGCGTCGCCAGTAGCCGACGAACTCGCGCGCTTGGTTCAGCTTCGCCGCCACGCTCGCGGGCGTGTCAGGCACGATCCGCGCTTCGCCGTCCGACAGCTCGATCGACTTGCCGAACACCGCCGCCACCTTGAGGAGCGTCGGCAAATGCGGCTCCGTCACCCGCCCGGTCATCCAGTTGTAGATGGTCGCCTCAGAACACCCGGCTTTGTGCGCCACATTCCACGCGCTCATGCCCGAACGGTTGATGAGCCGCTTCACCGCAACAAACACGTCGCTCATGCTTCCTCCCCTTTCGGCAGCTCGCAGCCCAACAGCTTGCGCAAATCCGCCTCGTCTTCCGGCGTCAGCCCGCGCTCCTCCCTCAACTCGGCGACGACTTCGCAGTTCGCGCACCGCGTCTGCGTATCCGGGCCGCCGTAGCTGAAAACATTCGACTTGCAGTCGGCGCAGATAAACTCATGTGGGCGGTGCGTCGCCAAGATCGCCATCCTCCGGGTTGATGAGCCTCAGTTGCACGTACTCGTCGGACTGATAGGCGACGTCGGCGGGCGTCTCGACGTGGCGCACCACGGAATAAGCCCCGAGCGCCTTCGCCCGCTCCGTCGTCTTGTCGAGAGCATCGCAAAAGCTGTCGAGCGCGGCGGCGAGGATCGACTGATAGTGGGGATCGCGAAGAATGATCTTATGGAACGGCGGCGTGCGCGGGTTGTAGGTGTAGAAGTGGACCGCGTCGAACTCGTCGCCGACCAGCAAATGCCCTTGGGTCTGCGCGATGTAGGCGTCGTCCGGGCCTTCAAGCAGATATTGGAGCTGGGTCCACGGCGCCGGGCTCTTGATTTCGAGGCTTTCCTTGTGGCCTTTGAAAATCCGATCCGGGCTCGCGCCGATCCGGCCGTCGTTCGACGTGACGAAGCCGCCCGGCTCCAAGGTGACTTCGTTCACGAACTCGAATTGCTTGACGGCGTAGGGCTCGTTCTCTTTCCCGCCCGCCACCCATTTCACAAATCCAATTTCGTCATCCATCGTCTCGTGCAGTAGCCGTTCGGCCACTAGCCGATAGAGGTACTTGATCGCTTGCTTCGACGGCGCTCCCGCTGGCGTCACGATCTTGTGGAAGTTGCTGCTCGTCGGCTTGCCGAGGCGTAGCCGATACCACTCGCCCGACCCCTGTTCGACCCGATAGAGCTTCATGCGCTTCCTCCAAAGCCTTGAGCCTCGCCTCGATCGCCGCGAACCGCGCGTCCGCGCCCCTCGCGAAGCCTTCCATGTACACTGCCGCTTCCAGCATCCTCTGCATCGCTTCGGTTTCACCCGCCACGAGCGTTTCGATCGCCGTGAAGTCGCGAAATTGTCCCGGCTTTCGTTCGGTCATGTTCTCCCACTCCAAGTCTTCACGGTTCGTGGCTTTCGCCTGCGCGTCCGAGCCGTAGCGCACGAACACCGTCCAATGGTTGAAGCCCGTAATGACGCCGCGTTCGAGCTTGCCGCCCGTTCCTTCCACCAAAAGATAGCGGTTGCCGGTGTAGAGGACCGTCCGCCCGATGTCGGCTTCCGTCGGCTCGATCATTTCTGCGCCATGATTGACGCGGCGAGCCACGCCACCGTCGCCAGCACGGCGAACATGAACAAGCACGCCAAGACAACGCGCGATGTCTGGGTCATTGCCCTTGCAGCCTGACCGTCATTGCAGTCGCTCCCTTAAAGCCGTCATCGCCGGATCAGCGTCTGGTAGGGGAAGATCGAAAGACGGTCCCGACGACGGCGGGGGATGCTGTGCCGGGACCGTCTCCCGCTTGGCGATGCGAACAACCGGGGGGCGATTGTTCCCTCCGCACCGCTGCGCCTGTGGATACTTCCAAATCGAAAAACAGTGTGGCGAGGCCCATGTGGGACTTGCGACCGCCAGTGTGAGGAAGGCAGCGAGGCTCACCCTCAAGCAAATTTCGGAGCTGGACCCAAGGCGCACTTGGTCGACGCGATAGATCATCTTTCATCTCGCTTTGCTCGCTTTGCTTTTCTTTTTCTCGCGCAGCGCCATCACAAGACGCGGAAAATCGCGCTGCCGGATGTCCTGCAAACTCTCCGCGCCCGAAACCATCAGTCTGAGAAAATTCGCCTCGTCGCTCGCCGTCGCCGCGATCAGATCGGTCAGCTCTTTGATTTGCGTCGCGTCAATCAGGGCTTCCATCGCGCCCCTCGCGTCGTCGTCCTTGCCCCTGCGAACGACGTTGCACAAATCGTCGACAATGTATCTTTTCGCGTACCTCCGCGACGAACCGCGCGCCTGCAACGCATTGCGCCCCGGTCCCGCGTCAGGCGGCAGCGTGTAGGTCGACGTGCGCTCCCAGCCCCAGCCCGAAAGCGTCCCGGTGATGGTGATGCTTTCCTTGTTGTCGACTGAGGCGAACGAAATCGCGAAACCGTGCTTGGCGAGAAGCGGTCTGAGAATGACATCCATGTTCTCGATGGTCGTGAAGCTGTAACGCCCCATGACCTTGCCGTCCTTCACCAGCTCGACGGTCCCGTCGCGCTCGACTTGCGGCAGCTCCGCCGACAGCGCCGCGAAATGCTCCATGAAGGCTTCGCGCGCTTGGTCGCCCAAAACCTCGCGGCGCATCCGCATCACGACTTCCATCTTGTCGGCCGGGATGTCGGGATTGGCGAGCATCTGCATGAGGACGCCCGCGAACGTCTCCGCTGGCGCGGCCCGCTCGACGCGAACGATGTCGCCCTTCTCGATCTGGCCTTCGTTGCCTTGGTCGTTCAAACTTCCTTCCCCCTTTGCAGCGCTAGCAGCATCTCCAGTTGCGCGATGCGCTTGCGCAAGTCGTCGATGATGTCGCACAGGGCGATGATGGCTCTGTCTTGGGCGTTCATTGCATCCCTGTCGTCTTGTCGTGGATCAACAGAAGATCGCGAACCACCTTGATCCATTGCTCAAAGATCGCGTCGCGCATCTCGCGCTCGCTGCGATCGTCGCCGTGGATGTGATGGTTGCCCAGATAGGTCGCCATCGTCTCCGCCAGCGCCGCGCCGATCGCGTCCGGGTGTTCGCCGGAAAAGATGACGTGGCACATGCCCGCGAGAGCAAGCGCGCGGTCGGTCAGCTCGTGGGCTTGCTCCCGCGTCGTCATCAGTCAGTTCCGGTCAGAAGCGCCATGATCCGGGCGACGGTCGCCGTGTCGGTCTTGGTGTGGATCAACCGTCCGTTGACGTAGACCGCAATGGCGACAACATCGCTGCCCTGCGTCTCGCCGAACAGCTCACGCCCGATCGCTTCCGTACTGGCCTGACGCGCTCGATGCGCGTCCTCCTCGCGTAGGTGTTCGTTCATCCGTTTTTCTCCCGGTTGTGGATGCGCTATGACATACCCTTGACATGACGCCTCTGTCAAGTGTAGGGAATTACACAAATGAGCTTTGAACTCAGCCTGTTGATCCTCGTGGACAAAGCGCCGCTGCCTGCGATCGCCACCGACTTGCGCGCCGTCGCGCACAAGCTCCGCCACCCCATGGCCGACATTCTCGCCAAGGTGCCGGGCGACACCCTCGCCGCCCGAGCCCGCGCGATCGGCGTCTCGCGACAAACGATGTACGTGTGGGCGCAGGAGAAATTCCGGCCAAGCACAGAGCAAGCCACAATCATCGCCAATCTGACCGGCGTGCCGGTCGACGACATCCGCGACTATCAGGAGGGCAAAGATGACGGGACCAACGGCGCTGGAAAACCGGCTCGAAAGACGCGTCCGCGATTGGCGAAGGCAAGCCGCAGCCTATCGAGCGGCGCAGCTCGATTGCGAGCCAAGCGAGCAGGAGTGGGACTTAAACCGGGAAAACGCGGACAGGCTGGAACAGTGCGCAAGCGAACTCGCAAGCGACCTGTCGGCGGGGAGAGTGTTTAGGCGGTCGCAATACGCGCCTAAGAACGCCTTTGAGACGTTGAAGTCGGAATATTGGGACGACCCGAACCCACCGCGCCGATAGGAATGCCCGACTTTGCCCCCTCCAGATGCCCCTGCGGCTACCCGTGGGAACTCTGCCCAAGGCGGGACGAGTTGTTAGGCGAAGCCGCTTCGTGTCCCCTTGTTGTCGATCGTGAGCGCCTGATGGCGCGGCGTCCCGCCGGTCAGCCCCAGATGGACCCACGTGTCATATTCGTAAATTAGCTGGTCGATCCCCAGCTTCTTCATGTGGGGCGATAGGGCGACGCAGATGGCGCGCGGCGTGCCGTAGCCCGGACAACTGAAATCCACCGCCAGCCCACTCATATGGGCGGAACTCTTTGAGCCCCCAACCGCCGCGTTCACCGCCGGGCTGCGATAGCCCGAACTGACCAAGATTGGCTTGTCGCCCAGAATGGTGCGGACCTCCTCCATCACGTCGGCTGTGCGCTTCAAATTCGCGCGCTCCGGGCTCCCCACCGGCGGCACGTTGGGAATGCCTTTTCTGGCCGCCGTCTGGCTGTCCGTAAATTCCTCAAGGGTGAAATGGGCGGTGAGTTCGGTCATGGCGCCATCCTAGCACCATTTTATTTAAGCGTGTCCAAGCCCCGGAAACTGGACCGATTTGGGCATGTGTCATGTATCTGGGTTGACAGTCTAACCTACCCGCTCCCCACATACCTTTCGCGTGAATAGGGATTTTGCCCCATGGTCGACTTGCGCCAAATCGCGTGCTTTTCCGAAGCCTCGAGCAACGCCAGCGTATTCGCAAGTAGAGCGCAGTATAGCACCT